TCAAGCCGATGTTCTTATGGGCAGAGGAGTTTTAAAAAAAACTAGGAATGGAAAACTTGGTTGAATAATAAACAATTACAAAATTTTTTATTAAAAAACAGAATTTCTATCAATGAGATATTTAATAAGACTGGCATACCTGCTAATCGAATGAGAGGATATCTCGCTGGGAGAATAACTATACCTGATTATGTATCAGATAGAATCAAACAGTTAGGAGAAAATAATGACGACTAAAGAAGAACAGATCAGAGATGGTCAAGACGCAGAAAATATTTTAGAAAATCCATTAATAGTAAATGCTTTTAATCAAATATTAAATGATGGTTACCAACAATGGATATCAACGAAATCTGAAGATAAAGATATTAGAGAATCTCTTTATCATCAACAAATTGCTGCATTAAAATTTAAACAAGTTTTAATAAATACTATGGAAAATGGAAAATTGTTAGAACAAGAAAGAAAGGAGAGTAAAAATGGCTAAAGTAAATAAACCAACTCCACAAGACAATATTCCAACAAAAGAAAGCAAACATAAAGGAATTCCTGTAACTGATGTCGCATCAGCACAGGAAGCATTACTTTCTCAATTACAAGCTCCAGCTTCGGAAGAACCTGTAGAGGAAGAAATGCAAACAGAAGTAGAGGATAATACTTCTGAACAGGTAATGGAAAATACCGAATCAGTTGAAGAACCAGTACAAGATTCTAACGAATTGACTGCTGATGATTTAGTTGAAAATGACCAAGAACAAGCACTAGATGAACCTAGTACATATACTGTCAAAGTTGATGGTAAAGATGTTGAGGTTACCCTCGATGAGCTTCGTTCAGGTTATTCAAGACAAGCTGATTACACACGAAAAAGTCAAGTATTAGCAGAACAAAGGCAGAAAGCTGATGAAGAATTAGCTGCCACTCAGCAAGAAAGACAGCGATACATTTCTCAACTTGAACAATTTACAGACGAAGCAGATAAAAAACTCAATGAGTTTAAATCTTTTGACTGGGCAAAACTCAAGGAAGATGATCCAATGGAATATATGACCAAAAGAGATCAATACAGAGAACTTCAAGAAAACAAAAGATTAGTTCAAGAAGAACAAAATAATCTTCAACTTAAACAACATCAAGAAGCACAAACTAAGTGGCAAGAAGAACTTGCTAGACAGCAAGAAATAATGGCACAAAGACTTCCTGATTGGAATGATCCAAACAAAAGTCTTAAATTGAAACAATCAATTAAAACCTTTGCAGTAAAAAAAGGATTTACTGAACAAGAAGTTAATAGTCTTATAGATGCTAGATCAGTAGACGTTCTTCATAAAGCTATGTTGTATGAAAATCTTTTAGATGCAAAAATATCTAAAAAGAAAGCAAAAGTTGTTCCTAAAGTAACAAAACCAGGTACAGGTACTACTAAAGGTGAAGTCAATAGCGAGAAAGTAAAGCAACAACGAGCTAGATTAAGAAAAACAGGTAAAATTGGCGATGCTGCTAAATTACTTGAAGGATTAATCTAATACTAAACTTTTAACACAGAGGTGTAATACAAATGGCACAATTAACAAATACATTTGAAACCTATGATGCTGTGGGAAACAGAGAAGATTTGCAGAATATTATTTATAATATTACTCCAACTGATACTCCATTTATGTCAAGTATTGGTACAGGAACTGCAACATTCACTAAACATGAATGGCAAACTGATTCTTTAGCATCTGCTGCTTCAAATGCACAAATAGAAGGAGATGATTCTCCTAGTGCTGCAATGTCTGCAACTTCTCGTGTTCTCAACTATACACAGATTTCATACAAACCTGTGATGGTTTCAGGCACACAAGAAGCTGTTATTCATGCAGGTGTAAATTCAGAGTTAGCTTATCAAATAGCTAAAGCTGGTAAAGAACTAAAAAGAGATATGGAGCTAGACCTTACTGGTAAAACCGATGCGACAGCAGGTTCAGGTAATGGTGGAGCTGCTCGTAAGTCAAGAGGTTTTGAATCTTGGACTGTTACAAACAACTCTTATGGTTCAGGTGGTTCAAACTCATCAGGTTCTGTTACAGACGGAACTCAAAGAGTTTTAACTGAAGCATTACTTAAAACAGAACTAAAAGCTTGTTTTGATAATGGTGGTGAACCTGATCTAATGTTGGTTGGCTCTTTTAATAAACAAAAAGTTTCAGGTTTTACTGGAAACTCTACAAGAATGGACATGGCAGAAGATAGAAACCTAGTGGCTACTATTGATGTTTATGTTTCAGATTTTGGTGAAGTTAGAGTAGTAGCTGATAGGATACTTCGTTCTTCAGGAAGAAGTGCTTTATTAGTTGAAACAGAAATGTTTGCTACTGGCTTTTTAAGACCTTTTGAAACTCAAGAGTTAGCAAAAACTGGTGATGCTATGAAACGACTATTAGTCGCAGAATGGACACTAATAGCTAAGAATGAAGCAAGTTCAGCAACTATTGCAGACTTAACAACTTCATAACAAATTTCATATATCTTAATATATATGTTAGGGGGAGTTTTGTTCCTTAATTTTTACTCCCCCATTTTTTTTGATATCAAATTAATAATGACCTTGAAGAAGGTATCGCTTCGGAACGAGGGTTATTGACATGGAGAACTTTAATGAGAACATTAAACGATTATTTTATAACAGGTAGAGTTTCTGATATATCAACAGCAGGTTCAACCTTTGTAGCAGTTCCTGATGGTGGCAGAATAATTAAAATTATGTCTGTCCTACAAGGAGCTATAAGTGGTGGTAATGCTGCGATTACTTTTGAGATTGGTGGTACTGCTGTAACAGGTGCAGGATTTACAGTTGCACATTCAGGTTCAGCAGTTGGTACAATGGACGGATCTGTACCAACAGCACTTAATGAAGTTGCAGAAGATGGTTCTATCGAAATTATTACTGATGGAAACTCTACAGGTGCTAAAGCACTAGATGTAACATTTGTAATTAGGAGATAAGCATGGCATCAGTAAATTATGGTTTGAGAGTAACTAATACAATAAAGAGAACTGTAAATACTGGTTCTCAACAAACAGCAGCAACTAATGCAAGTACAGAATACGTCAGAGTCATAGCTGATACTGATGGTGTGCATATTGCGTTTGGTGCTAATCCAACTGCTACTACTAGTTCGACATATCTTGCAGCAAACAATGACGAGATATTCAAAATTGATGGTGGTATGAAGATTGCTGCGATTGTAGCTAGTTCTACAGCAAATCTTTACATTGACGAGTTAAGTGAATGAAACGAAAACTCGGAGATGGTCAAATTTTTCATTGGCATGAACCAACGAAAGAAATGGCCATTGAACACATACAAGATATAAAACCCCTTATTGACTCAAACAAACGACTACAACAAGAAGATCATTATATAACTGATGATTTTAGGTTATCTGCAAGGATTCCTATGACTGTGTATTACGAATGGAAAAGTAAATATGGGGTTGATTTGTTTAATCCAAATCATAAAGATGGTGTTAGAAAATTAATAAATAGTCCTGAATATAGGTACTTAAAAACAACAAATAGAAGAATATAATGGCTAGATTTTATTTTAAGAAAAATAAAAGATTTAGAAAGAACGAACCAAAACAATCAGGAACAGTTAATGATTTGTTACGAGATATAGGAGCTTTTTCTCCTGGCTTGGTTTTGGGCTCAAAATCTATTTTACCCTTAACTTTGCTTCGACTTATTGAACAAAGAAAAAATCTTCCTCAAAAAAAAATTAACAAAACGCAAAAAAATAGACTACAAAGGAAATAAATGGCAATAACAACTTACTCAGAACTTAAAACAGCAGTAGCTAACTGGTTAGATAGAACAGATCTCGATGATAAAATACCTGAATTTATTGCACTTGCAGAAGCAAGGCACAGAAGGGATTTTAAGATTAGAAGAATGGAAACTAGAGTAACAGCAAATACTATTGCTAATACTGAATATTATTCTCTGCCTGATAATTATGTAGCTATGAGAAATATACAACTTAATACTGATCCTAAAACAGCATTAGAATATTTAACACCTGAGCAAATGGATAGAGTTAGAGCAGGGAGTAACACAGGCAAACCAAAAGCATATTCTATTATAGGTAATAATTTTCAATTAAGACCAATACCTGATGGTGTTTATCAAATAGAAATGCTTTACTTTAAATATTTTACAGCTTTATCAGATAGTAATACAACTAACGATATGCTTACATTTCACCCTGATGCTTATTTGTATGGTGCATTAGTAGAAGCAGAGCCATATTTATTTAATGATAAAAGATTACAAACTTGGTCTTCATTATATGATAGAGCCAAAAAAGACATAATAGATTCAAATGAGAGAGATCGACATTCAGGAGTAGCACCGACTACAAGAATTGACTATGGAGCTTATTAATGACCACATGGACGATAGTTTCTAATACCTCTGAAGGATATTTTGAAACAGAAGATAATATATTTGTACTTGCAACTGAAGATGGTGGTTTGTTACAACAAGAAGGAGCTATAGTAATAGCACCTAATGATTGGCAAGATGTACCAGCAGTAGCTACAACAACCTGGACTATACAATAAATGGCAACTAAAAAATTATCAGAATTAACAACGACAACAAGCCCTAACAGTGCTTCTATATTAGCAATAGCATATAGTGGATCTAATTTTGGGGTTACTTTAGCTAATATAGCAGCTAATTTACCAGCAGTTACATCATCTAGCCTAACATCTTCAAGCACACTCACAGTAACAAGCAATGCAACCATTGGTGGAGATTTGACTATATCTGGCGATGATCTGTTTATGGCTACGAATACAAGTGGAGCAGCTTTAATTGCAGATGGCACAAACTTTAATCCTGTTGTTATATCAGGTGATATAGCTATAGCAACCAATGGTGCTGCAACTATACAAGCAGATGCTGTTGAAGGCAGTATGCTAAATAACAATGTTATTTCAGGACAAACTGAAATTTCATCAGGTTTAGCAGATGCAGATGAATTATTATATTCAGATGCTGGCACTTTGAAAAGAGTTGGAATGGACACCATGAAAACTTATTTTTCACCAGTAGCTGGTTCTAGTTCAATCGTTACAACAGGAACTATATCATCAGGAACTTGGGAAGCTACAGACATAGGAGTAGCTCATGGTGGAACAGGAGCTTCATCTTTAACAGCTAATGGCGTGTTAATCGGTAATGGCACATCAGCAGTAACTGCTGTAGATATGTCAACCAAAGCAGATTTATTAGTCGGAGATGGTTCAGGAAATCCACAAACTTTATCAGTAGGCACAAACAACCATGTTTTAACAGCAGACAGTAGTGAAGCAACAGGCATGAAGTGGGCAGCAGCAACAGCAGCAACCCCTACTGCAATAACAGTTGCAGATGAGTCGTCAGATACTAGCTGTTTTCCTCTTTTTGTTACGGCAGCGACTGGCGACTTAGGACCAAAAACAGCGTCAGGATTAACTTTTAACTCAAGTACAGATGTATTATCAGGAACTTTTGCAGGTAATATTACTGGAAATGTAACTGGAAACGCATCAGGCAGTTCAGGTTCTTGTACTGGTAATTCTGCTACGGCAACAACTTCTACGAATGTGACAGTTGCGGATGAATCTTCAGACACAACATGCTTTCCATTATTTGTTACAGCAGCAACAGGAGATCTTCCCCCTAAATCAGGAAGTAATCTTGCCTTCAATTCTAGTTCAGGCGTTTTAACTGCAACAGGGTTTGCAGGAGATATAACAGGAAATTTGACAGGAACAGCATCAGCTATAGCAGATGATATTGTTACATCTGCTAAATTAAGTGGTGCATTAGTTACTCCGTCAAGTTTAGATGTTAATGGAAATGAATTAATATTAGATGCAGACGCAGACACAAGTATTACTGCTGATACAGACGATCAAATAGACTTTAAAATAGCAAACACAGATCACTTTAAACTTGTATCATCATCAGGAGATACAGTCGTACAAACAGCAACTGACGCAAAAGATATAATATTTAAACAATTTGATGGAACTTCTGTTTTAGCAATTAACGATGGAGCTTATGCAGAATTTTTAGGTGCTGGTATTGTGCCAGAGGCAACATTAACAGATGCTTCCACCATAACTTGGAACGCACTAACACAATCAGTATGCAAAGTAACTTTAGGTGCAAATAGAACAATGGGTCTTGCATCTAACGGAGTTGC